AACCAAAAGTAAGTTATCAAATTTATTGTGGAAATGTTTGTAGAGAACAGGCCACAAAAATAAAAATAGCCGAAAGGTATCAAATAACTCGCAGACAAAGAAGAAAAGGAAAGAAAAGACTTTGTATTGGTGGCTGTGGAAAACAATTATCAATATATAATGACTCTGGATTTTGCTCTAACTGCAATGTAAGCAAAAAAGAGGTAGACAAAATGTTAAAACAAATAAAAGGATTTATTGACTATGAACAACACTGGTAACCCAAAAACAATTTGCGCTATTGATGCAAGCACCAACAGTCTTGCTTTTGCTATTTTTAATAACAATGTCTTAGGCAATATTGGTAAAATTAAATTTGAAGGAAAAACAAATTATGAAAAAGTTATGGATGCTTGTGTTAAAACAAAAGCATTTTTTGAATATTGTGGTGGATTTGAAGCAATTGTAATTGAACATACAGTATTTATAAATAGCCCTAAGACTGCTGCAGATTTAGCCTTAGTACAAGGTGCGCTATTGGGGGCAGCGGGGCTTGCTGGAACAAAGGTTATAGGAACTGTAGCACCAATAACTTGGCAAAACTATTTAGGAAATAAAAAAATAACAAAAGAAGAACAGGTTATAATTAGGTCAAAGAATCCTGGAAAATCAGACTCTTGGTATAAAACATATGAGAGGCAAATTAGAAAAGAAAGGACCATTAAACTAATTGAAATCAACTATAATAGAGTTATTAACGACAATGACGTTGCTGACGCCTGTGGCATCGGTCACTGGGCTGTTAATAATTGGGATAAGGCAATAGGAGAAAATTAATGCCAGAATTAAATGCAAACATACCGCCAATTGAGTGTTACGTTCGTGGTAACTATTTAAGAAATCAAAAAGATAGCCACGACAAATATTTTCCATGCGTTGTTTTTGGAGTAGCAAGCATAAAAAGTAGAAGTCCATTGTTTCATATAATGATGGAAGATGGTGGCTTATGGTGGAGAATGCCGATCAGCGCATTTTGTACAGAGCCTGAAGTTCCAGAACAAGATATTCATAATTTAGTTTTGTGGAACTCTTTTAGTCATCATATATCCGTAACAAAATTTGAGAATCTAACAAATTTAAGAATGTCCTACATTGACAGAACAAAGACTCACCACAAAGGAACATATTTGTTTACTCTTGACTGGCATAATCCTGATACGAATGTTTTAGACGATGGCTATTCAGAAAGTCCAGCAGAGCACAAATGTGGTCACGTTATACAAAGAGATGACGGAAATTTTGCTATACAACCAAATAACAGAGTTCGTATATATGAGCCATCATTTACTTTAAAGAAAGATTTTGTTATTGATAGAATTATCAATGAAAGAAAATGGGATGTAGAAAATCAAGATAAATGGACTTTAGAAGACTCTAATAGGTTTAATTATGATATTAATGAAAAAAGTTGACAAATAATATTATGACTGCTAAACTATATACAAGCGAGGCTTGGCTCCGTAAAAGGTTTGTTATGGATAAAAAGTCTCCACAGGATATTGCTGAGGAATGTGGAACTAGTGTTGAAACTGTTTATGTATACCTTGCAAAATTTGGACTAAGGAAATCAAAAAGATGATGCTAAAACCAGTATATAAAGATATTAATAATTTTCATTATGATGATTTATATATGCATTCATTATCAGCGCCTTCAGGTAAAGAAATATTAATGAACTGTATGGCAATTGCACAAATGTTAATTGAAAAAAACATATCATATGGTGATTCTGCACTTGATCCAGTAAGAATTTTTAGCAAGACCAACCCAATAGAACAACTTCATGTCAGAATAGACGACAAGTTAAGTCGTTTAATGAAAGGAACTGATTACGTTGGAGACAATGACATTGATGATTTAATCGGTTATTTAGTTTTATTAAAAGTTGCAAAGGAAAAAAATGACAACAGACAATGAATTAGTTAAGCATTTAGATGAGATAAACAAAGTTGTTGAAGAGTATTTAAAGGGTAATGATCCAACCTCAATCTCTAAACAACTTGACATTCCAAGAACTAGAGTTGTTGCTCATTTAAACGAATGGCGAGTTATGGCTTCTGCGAACGATGCTATTCGTGCTCGTGCAAAAGAAGCACTTGTTGGAGCAGATACACACTATACTAAATTAATTAATCAAGCATACGAAGTAATCGATGAAGCAACCATGACATCAAACCTTAATGCCAAAAATACAGCCATTAAACTTGTTATGGATATTGAAGCAAAAAGAATTGACATGTTACAAAAGGCTGGTTTATTAGAAAATAAAGAACTTGCTGAAGAAATGGTAGAAATAGAAAAACGTCAGGAGGTGCTCGTTGGAATTCTTCGTGATATTGCATCTGAGCATCCAGAAGTTAGAGATTTAATTATGGCTAAATTATCTACTATTGCTAAAGAAGGAGAGGTAATTACAGTTGTCCACAATGTTCAATGATTTTATTGATGCATTAAAAGATGAGCAATTTGAAATAATTCCAATAGACGTAAAAACTTTTGTAGAATCTCCAGATTACCTCAATCAACCACCGCTTTCTTCAATTCAATACGATATTGTTGAGGCCATGAGTCAGGTGTATAAAAAAAATGATTTACAAAATTTAATGGGAACAGATGTTGGAGGAAAACATTATGAAAAATACACGAAAAATGAAATCATCTTACAGTTGGGCAAGGGTAGTGGTAAAGATCACACCTCTACTGTTGCTTGCGCTTATATTGTTTATAAGTTATTATGTCTCAAAGATCCTGCAAGATATTTCGGAAAACCAAGTGGAGATGCAATAGACATTATTAACGTTGCAATTAACGCAGAACAGGCTAAAAATGTCTTCTTTAAAGGTTTTAAAAATAAAATTGAGCAATCGCCATGGTTTGCAGGAAAATATGATCCTAAAGTAAACTCTATTAGTTTTAATAAATCTATTACAGTTTATTCTGGACACTCAGAAAGAGAGTCTCATGAGGGACTTAACTTATTTATGGCAGTATTAGATGAAATATCTGGTTTTGCTACAGAAGTTGGCACTGGTAACGATCAGGGAAAAACTGCTGACAATATTTACAAAGCATTTCGTGGAACAGTAGATTCTCGTTTTCCAGATCTTGGAAAAGTTGTACTTCTTTCATTTCCTCGTTTTGCTGGTGACTTTATTTCAAAACGGTATGAAGATGTAATTGCTGACAAAGAAATAATAGAACGTAGACATAAATTTATTATAAACGAAGAACTACCTGAAGGACCAGACAATGAATTTGAAATTGTTTGGGAAGAAGATCACATCTTATCTTATAAATATCCAAGAATGTTTGCATTAAAAAGACCTACCTGGGAAGTAAATCCTACTCGTAAAATAGAAGATTTTAAAATTGCATTTTTAACAGATATGGGTGATGCTATGATGAGGTTTTTATGTATGCCAACTTTTTCATCAGATGCATTTTTTAAACAAAAAGACAAATTAGAAAAATGTATGACACTAAGAAACCCTTTAGACCCATATAGAAGGTTTGATTTGTCTTTTAAACCAGACCCTGATAAAATATATTATGTACATGCAGACTTAGCACAAAAACACGATAAGTGCGCTGTTGCTATAGCACATGTAGACAAGTGGGTAAATATACAGGTAATAAAAGATTATCAACAGGTTGCACCAATTGTTGTTGTAGATGCGGTGGCGTGGTGGGAGCCAAAAATAGAAGGACCTGTAAATTTATCTGAGGTAAAAAATTGGATAATAAATCTTCGTAGAGAGGGATTTAATATTGGAACAGTAAGTTTTGACAGATGGCAATCTTTTGATATTCAACAAGAATTAAAGGCCGTTGGATTAAAAACAGATACTGTTTCAGTTGCTAAAAAACATTACGAAGATCTAGCCATGATGATTTACGAAGAAAGAATTGCAATGCCAAAAATTCCTTTGTTACTTGAAGAGATGAGCGAACTTAAGATTATGAAAAATAATCGTATCGATCATCCTCGTAAAAAATCTAAGGACTTGGCAGATGCCGTTTGTGGGGCGGTATTTGGAGCAATATCTCACACAAGTAGGGATTCCAACATAGAAATTGATATTCATACTTGGTCTTCTGCCACTAAACTTGCAGAAAAGCAAAGGAATATGGTAGAATTGGAAACAAGGGAATTACCTGACGATGTTAGAGATTTCCTGTCAGAATATAAATTAATATAAATAAAAACAAGGAGAAAAATGAATTCATTGAAGAAAATTGCACTTGTTGCCGCTGCAGCGCTGACAAGCACACT